ATTTGCATGTGTAGTGTTAGCTAAAGTAAAAGCGGCAGTTGGTCTAGCGGCAGCTGCTATTCTTGTCGTACTCGCAGCGTTTTCATCGCTTATTGTCAATGCTCGTACATCTGATATACTCGACATATTACTCTCCTAACTATGCTTCGTAACCCATTAATTCAATTAACAATTTACCTGCTGTATAATCAGCATCTGTCGTGTCACCAAGTGTCAAGTATAAGAACTCATCAGCAGCTGGAAGGGCTGTGAAGAAAACTTTACTACCTAATGTTGCATCACCAGCGTTAACCAACAATGTCTCAGTCAAACTAGAAATTGCTCCATCTTCAACACCTGTGCCCTCTGTGGCAGAGTGCACATTAATGTCTGGATCACCACCTGCAGGCGCTTCAAAACATTCCATACTACCTGTTAAGATTGTGCCGTTTCTAGCAGCTGTGATCTGTCCTATGTGACAAACATTAGATGTTCCGTTCACACCAATTATATCACCAGATGCAGTTGATCTTAGACCAGTTAAATCTATTAATATTCTTGTTGTTATAATACCACCTGATCTCATAACGGAGCTTCTATAAATAGTTCCTGTGCCGCCTGTAATACCAGTGCCAGCTTCTACAGGCATTTTGTTTGCATCAAAAGACGCTATACCGCTTGAGTCAATGCTTGATTGTGTTGTGAATGCTCCAGTTGTGGCGTTTTTACTTACAGTTGTAAAACCACCTTCTGATCGGATTGGACCCGAAAAAGTTGTATTAGCCATATCAATCTCCTTGTCTTGGCAAATGTCGAAGTTAATTCTTCGTCAAGGTTAAATTTATTATACACAAAAAAAGAAGGGCGGCAAGTGCCGCCCTTAAACTGATGCAATTAGTTGCTTGGAGGCTACGCTGCACCAGGTGTTCCGAATAAACATCTCCAGTCTGAAAAACCAAAGCTGTATCTCTCTCTAGCTTTAAAACGCATGTTTCCAGTGTCAAAGTCACCTTCCATTGCTGTTTTAATAGCTGCACGGTTAAAATATTTTAGACCGTTAGGAGCGTCTGTCTTGATAAAGAATGCATCTGTATCTGTTAAGAAATGGTTAACAACGGCACCTTCAGGTATCATTCCCATGTTCTTAATAGCATTTGCATCATTATCTGCAGTTCCTACTCTTAAATTACTGTTTAATACTCTCTCAGCAATAAATTGTAATTCTTTTGGAATTATCAACTTTGTGCCTCTAACAGCAATTTTCAAGCCTCTTTCATCTTGAAAGCCTGCAATATCAATCAAAGCTTGCTCTAGCGAAGTCTCGTTTAAGTCTGCCGCTGTAGACAAAATGTTACTTTGATTACCGCTAATTGTTGGATGCGAACTACTTAACAACGCAGCTCCGTCACCGCCTGCAGTTGCTCCTGCAGTAAAAGCGTTGTTTAACACAGCTGCAGCTTTAATTTGCTTTGTCTGTGCCATTGATCTTGCTAACGCTTTTGTGTAACGGCCTGCAAGTCTGTCATAAAGATTATCCTCAATAGCCTCTTCTGTAATTGAAAAAGCTAATGCAATAGTCTCATGTGTGTATCTTGCAGTGAAGGTTTCTTGTGCGTCATCAAAGCTAATTGTTCCACCCTCTGACTTAGACGGTGCAGTTGAAAAGCCTGCTAACATCACTTCTTCTTCAAACGCTCTATCTGATGATTCCTCATCAAATATTTCTGCGTGCTCATTTTCATATCGATCGTACTCTAGACCAAACAGCGCGTTAAGTCCAGGTTCTAGCTCTTTAGCTAATTGTGCTCTTGAGATAGCCATTTTCTAACCCCTTCCTATATGCCTGTTGTAGCGAAGGTACCAACCGCCGCACTTGTGTTAAGATTATAGTGACCATTTAATCTTACGATATACTGATGACCTAATGCAGAATAGTCTTCATTAGCTTCATCTTCGTAAAGACCAACAATCCTCACATCTAATGTATTAGTAGTAGCAGCTGTACTAATGTCTAACAAGTCACTAGATTTACCTGTTATGGTGCTACCATTATTTACACTTGCCATGTCACAGTTGGCGAAAGTATCAGCAAGAGCTGTTGCTCTATCTGTGTTAGTGCCATCTGCTACCACAACATAAAGTTGCATAGGATCGTCAAATACGAATGCTTTCACAGGAAAATTTGTGTCCACACTCACGTTGTTTGATCCAGGCCAATAGTTTTTAAAAGTAGTTTTTCCAGTTGTAGAGTCTACAAATTCTACACCACCTAATACGCCTAATGGAGATACAGCTTGATCTGTACAAGCAATAGTTCCACCAGCTAACGGAATAACAATTCCGCCATTATATATGGCTGTTGTATAGTCATTTGCAATCTCATACTGTGTAGTGGCATTATTAAATGGATTACCACCTACCTTTCCTATCGGACGAAGACCAAAACCAGCAGTTAAATTATTTGCCATTTTATTTTACTCCAATAATGGGGGCCATCCTATTCTTTTTTAGGACCGCCAAAGGTTACACGAGATTGACGATCAGGTCTATTGATCGTCATGGTTGAATGTGCGTTTTCTCTCATCATGTCCTGATCCACTGCTTGCATCTGATCTGCTTTCCTTTGATTAAAGTATGCAGTTCTTTCTGCTATAGTTTCTACAGGCATACGAGCTAAAACTAACCCACCTACTCCGAAAACACCTTCATATTTACCCGAATCTACTACTGGGGCTTCAAAATCTGGATATTCATCTGCTCTAACGAGTTCCCAACCTTCTCTAAGCTTTGCGGAAACATTCTTTGTATCGTTAAAGCCACGAGTTTCTGCTCTTACCCATCTGTGTTTGAAACCATCTGGTGCGGGTGGTGCATCCAGCATGGATGGTGGAGCCCACGGCTTACGCGCTGCCGCCTTCTCCCTTGTCTGTGTTGCGCGAGGAGTTCTCTTAATAGAACCTTCAAACATATCGTCTTGCTTTTCCATAATTTTACTCCTTAACGTATTTTGCGTATTGTTCTAGACTTACTCCCAGTTTTTTCGCCATAGCTACTTGTCTTTGAGTTAGTCTAACCTTAGTCCCACTACTGCGCCCAGAGTTACCAGAGGATCTGTTAACAGAAGCAACCGTCTGAGCGGGTCGTTTACTCTGAGATCCATCCTTAAACTTGTGAGGAAATTCTTCCTTCATTCGTCTATCTAAAGTATCATAGTACTCATCGCTCTTTGGGTCAATCCCCTCTTGTTCGACAAGTTCTTTATGAATACCAAAAGCTGCATAGGTCATAGCGCTATCTTCGCCAAACCAGTCATTCCGTTGAGCCCAGCTTTCTGCCTTTGGATCAGGCCTTGCTGGTGCTTGAGGTGCTGTTTGCTGGGCCATAGACGGTGCTGGAGCCTGCTTTTGTCTTTTTTCGTTAGCAGCCTTAGCCTGTGATGCTCTATCGGCTTCTACGGCTAACTGTGTCATTTTTCTTTGAGCAGCTACCGCTGCCTCTGTATCACCAATCTCCATAGCATTTCTAAGAGCTGCTTCTGTTTGAGCCATGTCTGATTCTACGCGACTAGAGTACTGGTCAACGTAACTGGTGTCCATTTGATTTAGTTTTTGAGTTAACTGTTGGTTTTCTTGCTCTTTTTGTTTTGCAAACCGAAGCGCTTCATCAGCATTTTTTTCAGCCTCACGCATTTTTTTCGTAAGGCGGTTAATCCTTTTTTGAGTTTGGTTCTCACTTTTCTTAAATTCATCTTCAGTTTCATTGGCATCAACCTCTACATCAGCTGTTTCAACTGGTTTATCAACCGTAACCTCAACATCAGGACCCTCTTCTTCTCCTAAGTCCAAATCTAACTCTGCTTGTGCTTCTTTTCCACTCATAATTACCTCATTAATAATGTAAAACGTCTTCAGGGTCCATTATTTTTGCTAAAATCTCATCATCATTCAAGATTCGCACTTCTCCGCCATCTATTTTAAAACGAGATCCTGCATATCGGGCAAACATTACCCAATCCTTTTCTGCACACCAAGGGCCCGTAGGAAACTTATCTGTGTCTTTGTATGCCAAAGATCCTGCTTTCAACACATAGCCAACTTGTGTAGAAACCTGTCCCTCTTCTACAATCTTATCTGGTAATAAAATACCACCTTCTGTTTTACCTTTACCTCTATATGGTAATATCAAAAGCCTCCATCCTGTTGGTTGAGGCATTCTCTCTATCAAACTGCTTTCTATTAAAGTAGGGTCTAAAACCCTATCACTTGGGTCTACATATGTTTTGTTTAACTCAGTAGCTGTTGCTTCCATTACTCTTCCTCTTGTTCTTTTTTATCTAAAAGATTTTTTATTTCTTCTTCTAAATAATTTAAAGATCTTAACTCTCCCATCAGACCTTTGTAATGTTCCATATTTTTTACATTATCAAATTCTAATGTGTCCCGAATCAATCCTCTTCTTTCATTTATAAGCCTAAATACAGCTTGTGCAAGATAAATCTCATTCATTTATATAAAAACCTTATATTTTTCTATTCTGTCCTATAATCTCTTATATTATCTGACGTAGTTTGGCACATAGGGCATTTATATTCAACAAATTTCATGATTCCTGCAAAAGGTATTGGTTCTTCTACTTCTTTTTTAACAAAAGCTATTTTATGTATATAACAAATATCACCCTCTTGTGACACGGCGTATACCTTTTACATGTTTTCTGTAAAAATAATTACCAATTTTATTAAAAAATTTAAATAATTCTAAATTTAATCTTATCATATCTTTTTTTTCTTCATTGGTTTTTTTGCTGTCTTCTTAGCTTGTGCAAAGTTTTTAGCTGTGGGCGCTCCCTTTGAACCCTTCTTTCTCATCTTTTCGCCACTACCTGCAGCTATTCTTTTTCTTTTCTTATTTATATTTTCATACAAACTCATTTTGTTAGTCCTTTCTGCTTTTCGTATGTTCTGAGTGATCCGATTCCAAGCATGCCGCCGAGAACCGTTAAAAGTGTGCCCATATCAAATTCAGGCAGCTCTGGTAGTTCTGCACCCGCAAAACTCGCACCAAATATAATTAGATCTTTTACAATAAAGTGATAGGCAAAAGCAATCGCGCAGACCCACCCAACTGCTGGTCGCCAGCCGCCCTTAAATATAGAACCGCTTGCAGCTTCTGCTTTGTTAATCTCTAACTGAGCAAGCAGAGCCTCCTGCGCATGTTTTTCAGACATGGTGGCTATCTCGTGGGCGAGCTTCGCCTTCTGATCTGCATCAGGTATAAATTTATCTAGAAGTCCCGTTACTGGACCTATCAACGCTTGTAACATTATTTAACTCCATTCTTTGCCATATAAGCACTTGTCCCCATGTAGGTGCCAACAATACCCGCTCCTGATATGTAAAATAAATTAGATATATCTGCTAGGGCTTCAACACGTTCAATAGGAACTATAAACATAGCAACTGTAAATACACCCATACCAATTAAAGTGTATCTTGCCATGCGTAATTGCGCTAAGTTTTTTCTAAGTTTTGTTTCTGTTTCTTTGATTTCTTTTGCTTGCTGTAGTTCTTCATTAGTGATTTCGTTGTCACCATCAAGATCATATTCATCTAGTATAGAACCTTTTTGTAATTTTTTCTGCACCATCAGTATACTTTTACCTTATCAGGATTAACACTTGGAACTAATTTACAAATACACTCGTATGTAACACTTTGACCCACCTCATTCTTGTACTCTTGTTTATTTAAAAATTTTGTGTAGTAAGTACAATCATTGACAGACTTGAAATACACGGCTCCCTGAGCTACACCATTCATATAACAGGCAAGCATGAAAGCCGTAACCATTACATCAAGTCTTTGTAATAACTCATATCACCGCGCACACTGTAAACCTCACCGCCGCCTGCCATCTTTACAGGTTTGACTTTATCACCATGACCCTGTCTAATTAAAAACTCTTCAAAAGACATAGTATCTGATGCGGGTCCATCAAAATATTCTTCTCTTAAATCTTTTTCAGTTCTTTTGTCACCTTTTTTAGCCACCTTGACCTCCTTGTTGTTTCATTTGCTCTCTTCTCTCAGCTGCATTAATCCTTGCCGCAGTCTGCTTCTCCTGACTTTCTAGTCTCTTATCAAACTGTGCATCTCTTTGTGCAACCTTCTGCGCTTCAAGTCCAAGTTTCTGCCTGTCAATCTGAGCATCATTCTGTTCAGCTTGGGCCTTAACCTGTAACTCCTTCTCTTTCAACTGCACTAACGGATCAGGCTTGCCTGATCCAGATAGTTCAGCACTCAAGGCTTTCAATCTAGACATGCCCTCAGCTACATACTGAGCTGTCTTAGCCTCTAAGTCAATCATCTGTTCTTCTGACACAGCTTCACCACCGCCAGCTTGTATCAAATCAACCGCAGCCCGTTCACGAGCTCCTATCTTTACATGCTCCATGATATGCTTTTGTAAAGTCACAGCCATCTGTGGTGACTGAGCTACCAGAGGTGTAGAGCCAAAAACCATATGTGCCATGATGTGAGCTTCGTGGTCCTGTCCTTCAAATGCCACTAAACTTATCTGATCAAGAACATCTATATTCTCCTGTGCAGGATCTTTTGGTACAGCTTCAGGTTCAGGTGTTCTCTTCAATATTCTGTCAATATCTCTTACACCCAACGCCTCATACATATCTCTAAATACTTCATATAAGTTGTGCATATCAGGCGCAGCTGTAGCAAGCTGCATCTTGGTTTGTGCTAACGAGATCCTCTGTGCCTGACTAAATATATTAGGATTAGATACAGGTAATACATCTACACGATCATCAAAGTCAGTTTTTTTTATGTTGCCATCGACACCTGTAATACTATACGGATACTCGTCAGGTAAAAACTCTGCCATGACATTAGATAACAACTTGAACTCTAGCTTCATTGCATAATGCAATCTCTTATGAACAGCAGACATGACTCGTGAGCCCTGTTCCAACATCGCTATGGTAGTACCCACGGCTGCCTGTTGATTACCATCGCCTACTTTTAAATCTGTTATGGTAGCGAATCGTTGTCCTGCATTAACTACAAAGCCTAACAAGCTCATCAAAGTCTGGTCAGGTCCCTTGAATGGTAATGACATCAAGCTCGCTTTAATATCACCCCCTGGGGCATCTACATCTCTAAACTCTCCAGGCTGTAAAGGCTCATCATCATCCCTGATCCGTAGGCCGCGGGCCTTAAATCCTGCTGGCAAGTTCGATAACGTACCTGCATCAATCAACTGTCTCAACGCAGCAGTCGCGGTTCTTGATAAACCTCCAATGGTATGTATCAAACCTAAGCCATAAAAACCAAAGCCTGGAAGAAACTTGTAATGTACAAAATATTGTATCTTCGATTTCTTCTTGTCATCTTCTTTGTAGTTCCTGCGAATCGCCAGTATCTGGCCATTATCCTGTGATATGGTAACAATATACGGTACCTTGATGCCTGTTGGCTCACCGTCCTCGTCCATCTCTTCGTAACCTTCAAGATCCAGATCTACATGACACTCCAATAATGTACAGTCATAATCTATCTGAGATGGATACATACCATCTATTCTCTCAATCTCGTCAGCTAAACTACCAGAATCAGACTGAGCTGGTATCACAGGTATGTCTTTGTAAAAACCAGATACCTGTCTCTTTCTTAAATCATTCAAGCTCATCTTCAAAAC